GAGGTACACGGCATCAAAGTTGGCCGGCAGATCACCATGCAGCCAGAATCCAAAGCAGCTTGTTGCCGCCTGGGCGCCAAGACTATTACTGGCGCGTGTGGCCGAGGCCGCGGCGACAATGCCGCCTTTTATGGCGGTCGTGGTCGGCACAAGGCCTTGCGTGTTAGCCACGCCCACGAAAATACCCTTGGCAGTTGTCACATCGCTAACGGCCAGGGATGCCTCGAACCAAATTCGACCCGTGCCACCGGAGGCGATGGGGCCGAGAGGCCGGGTGTAAATCTGCGTGAACGCTTGGGCGGTGCCGGCGACAGTCGCCGACAGAACGTGGTCAAACGTACCAGCCTGAACGAAACTCTGCGTCAGACCGCCGAGACCAGGGGTACCGGAGTTAGGAAGACCCGGCAAACTTGCAACATCGTAAAAATGCTGCGTTTGAAAATAACCGTTACCTTCGTCCTGTAACTCGTAGGCGAGGCAGTCCGCCCACACGCCGTCCGAAGGGGACTGCGGCAGATTGGGGTTCGTCTGCGCATATCGTGCAATTCCATAAGCCATATCAAAATCCTCAAATCAGAGTAGAAGTCAAGAACGCCATAACTCCTATGGCTTAGGTGGTCGGGATTACGTTGTGAAGGACAAAACCCGCCGTGCGCCGGTTCGTCACAAGGTTATTGTGCGAGCCATCAAGGAACACGGTGAAGGTCGTGTGCTGGCCGCGGTCAACCATCGGTTTGCTTTCCTCCATCCAGTACCCTTCCTGAACGATGGGTTGGAACTTGGACCAGTCAATGCAGTAGATCGGGTTCGGTGTGAATGCCTCACCACCGCCGGCCGTGACCGTGAAACCGTCAAGTTGCGGAATATACACAACGGGCATCTTGTTGAAATAAACGCAACCCTCAAAATTGTGCAGCATCTTGCCAGCCAAATCCTCCGGCTGGTTATCATCATCACGCTTATCGGCCAAATCTTCAAGTTCCGTCACCATATCGTCGGCGGCATAGAGCTTGATTTTCTTGCCAACGGCATCATCACCGGGGGTCTTGACGAACGGAGCGGGCTTAAAGCGCGTGCGGCGCACGGCGCTGCGAAGTTTCCGAAGCAGCGCGTTGTCAACGCGATTGTATACATCGGCGTAATTCGCCCACTTTGGTTCGGCGCTGGCATCAATGCCGGCGCAGACCGTACCGGTCGTACCATTCTGATAACGGATGGTCGTGGCGTTGAATCCGCCGACCGTGGCGCCATTGGCCAGGAAGTTGATATAATACGGCACACCATACGGATACAGTGTGTCGGTGGAACTTGTCGGCGTCATCCAGCCGCGTTCCTCGATCAGTTCGGCCAAATCCCACATGCGCTCCACGCGCCGGGATTCAAGCAAGTTGATGAACCCCTTCGAGGAGTTCTTATTGCGAAGGATTTCGACCACATCCCAGGAATAATCGGTCCCGATCTGGGTCCAGGGCACGTTGATAACAAATTGGCTCTGGTCAACGGTAGGCTGGTCAGTATCGTACAGCCGTCGATAGCGCGCGCGACCATGACGGTCAAGAATTGCGTTGCGCTGGATTGAAGTGCCGCCATCGACTTCTCGGCGGGATTCCTCGTAAATCTGGCAGAATTCGTAGTGTTGGCTGTCCCACATCACTTCAAACTGCCCTTTGGGCAGGTCTCGGAGAGTGGTCGCCAGAAGATCAGCTAATTGACTTGCATCGACGCCCATGAGAGGTTCCTTGAATCGTTAAGACGTAAACACTCGCTTCATCCTTGAGGCGACGTTCTTTTCGAGTTCGTCCCGGTTCTTCGCCGGTTTTTCTCCGCCAGGGTTCGCGCCCCGGCCGGATGGTTTTACGGAAAGTCCTTTATTCCGTTTTTGCAACTCACCGCGGATTTCCTCACGCGCGGCGCTTTTCTTGAACTTCGCGCTGATGGCGTCATGCGCCATCGTCAACGCTTCTTCAACCGGCAACGTGCGGCCCTGGAACGCGGCGCCGGCACAAAGCGCGTCGGCATATTCCAAAACCTGCCTGCGCGTCTCAATCTGCGCCTCAGGGAGTTTATGCACAGGGCCATCCCCGTAGAACTCCTTGAACGGCTTCAACTCGACGCCGGCGAAAAATCCCTCGACTTGCTTGCCGAGTGTATCATTCGCCGCCTGATCGGTGCGCTTCTGCGCGGCCGTCACTTGGGGAAGAACCGCGTTAATGCGGTCGATCACACCATTTACCGGCCCGACGAGAACATTCAGGAGTTCGTCATCACCATACTTCTTTCGCAATTCCTCAATGTCGAGCTTTGCGAGCGCGCCTTGCGGGATTGCGGCGGGTGCCGTGGGCTGGGCGACTGGTCCGGTTTTGCCAGCCTTTGCCTGCCGGCCGAGTTCCGCCATCTTGGCGATCTCAGCATTACGAGTCTCATGCACCTTACGGGCGAAGGTCAGAAAACCAGTGCCCTGAGACTTGAACGCCGATTTGATCTCATCATCAGACCACTCGGCGGCTTTCAAAGATCGAACATATGCAGCCGGAAGGGTTGGGGCGTCGTCAGCCGCAGCTTCGGTGCTAGGTTCCTCTTTGGTTTCAGATGGCGCCTCATCCTCTTTCGGGGGCGCCTCATTTCGTTCATGCCGGACCGCTTTACCGGCCGGCTTGTCTGGCGTGCCTTCAATGACGCCAGTTGACTCATCTTCCTTGTCAACCGTTCCCATTATCGACGCAAATTGATCGTCGATCCTGGATGCCAGGGCTGATTTGTCCTCAGTGGACATCTTGGCTTTATTCGACAACACTCTCGTATCGTCAATATTCTCCGCCATCGCGCTCTCCGTTGCCTGCTATGCAGGGGTAAGTTCGAGGTGCTACAGGTATATTATACCACATAAACCGGATAAAGCCAACTAATTTCGCTCAGAAAATCCCGCCGCGGCCAGGGCTTGCATCTTGCCTTTGCGGTTCTTTGCTATCGGCACCCCATACATGGGGTTGCTCTGGTCGTCCGAGATTTCGATATCAGGACATTGCTGTTGAAATTTCCTGACTTCCTCCGGCGTATCCGCGGCGATACTGAACATTTCAATCGGCTTGTGGAAGTTTTGCAAGTCGGTGTGAACGTGGGATATCTGCTTCTGGTAGTGGGCGCCCTTGCACTTCGGGCATGTCGTCAGTACGGTCGCCATCGTATGAAGCTCGATGTCTTCGTGATTGCAGTCACCGCATTTGTATTCATACAACGGCATTGCGCCCCCAGGTGAAATTGGGTGTAAAGCGGATCAGATAGTTCGGCACTTCCCAGACCTGACCGCTCGCATCGAATACAACCGTCCACAGCCGGTCGAGGTCGGGTTGGGTTTCAACGAAGATCGCCATGCCACGGCCGGTCGAGCCTTTCCAGTCCGCCGCCGGCATCACTGTAACTTCCCGCGGCGTGTTCAACTCCAAAACCATGTTAAATACCTCTATGTCCGGCCCGGCGCAGATGCCCGTGCGAGGCCTTAGAATGCGACGATGAATCGGGATGCGCGCCGCCGCCCTTCACATGTTCAGGCAGCGATTTGATTGACGGCGTTTTCGCGGCCCACTCCTTCGCCATCTGCGGATGTTGGGAGTACATGAATCGGGCTTGCGCTTTCGATTGAAACGGCATTGGATGGTCCTTGCAAAAGTCGGTCAATATCGTCGGCCCAGCGGTCGATGGTAAATTTCTCTTTCACCAATTCTCGGTTATACCATCCCATTGATTCGCGTCCGGCAATGGATGCATTCGCACAATGACGAATGGCGGAAGCCAATAATTGTGGATCATCAACAGGAAATACATAGCCGCGTACCCCACAGTGCATCAATTCACAGAGTCCGCCAACATCGGCAAAAACTACGGGTTTGCCGGCTTCCAGCGCTTCCAGCGCCACAAGGTTAATCAGATCATCGCGCGAGGGAACAATGACCAGATCGCATTCATCAATGGCGCGTTGCTTTGTCACTTCGTTGACACGGCCAACCCAACTGACTCGTGAGGCGCCAGTCTTGATCTCGCCGAGTTCCTTGTAGAATGTCGGTTCGGCATAACTGCCGATGAAATTCAATTGGTACTTGGGATCGTCCAGAATCTTCATTGCCTTCAACGCGATGTCATGCCCTTTGCGGCGCTGGATAGACCCCAGTAGTAATATCCGGAAGTCGTCATGGCGTGATGCGGGGGGTAGCTGATCTCGTATGACGATTCCGGGTGCAGAAATATCAATGGGTTGGTTTCGGAAGGGTTGGTAGAGTCCACGGGAGTACTCACAGTCTGTGAAGACGGCACTGGCTCCGTTAAAGGCGCGCTCGACAACGCGGGATGTATAACTGGTTCCCTGAGTCTCAGCGGCTTGGAGGTTACGAAGTTGTTCAACCCATTCTGATGTTTCATGGATACCCCAAACGCAACGGACCCCCATATCGGCAGCAGCGGCGACGGATCGGATCGTCACTAAGGTATTCGCCAACAGGGCATCGGCGCCATATAGTGCCGACCGGGCGATTGTTTCCTCGCCTAGAATGCCAGTCACAACCTGGCATGGAATACCGATGTCGTTGTACCAATCAATTAAAGGACCAACTGATGGTGAGATGACATGAATTTTCCACTTTGCACGCAGTTTTTCAACAAGGTGGAAAAGGCCGATTGGCGCCCCAGATTCACTTAGATCATGGGTGATTACCTCTAAAGTCTTCATTTCTGTTCTCCTTCTTATGTCAGGAATACGACGCACTATTTCTTACGCCTTCATATATGGGCCTTCGTCCTGAGCACCCGATCCGCCGTTCCATTTCGACATTTTAGCGCCGTCCTTACCCGCAGCGTTGGAATCCGGTTCATCCTGATCCTTCGGGTAGAAGGTCTCCTGCATCTTCTTGCCGACCTTGGATTCGAGTGCCTTGCGGGATTGTTTGTGGGCCGCATTCACCGCATCCTTCTTTTTTGATAGATGGGCGTGTGCTTTGGCATGGCGGTCAGGATCGCTCTTGATTTCCTCCGCCTTCTGCAAGGCGTCAGCATCAGAAGCAGCAGCAGTATCGTCAGGATCATAGGGATCATTTTTCGGCATAATTAAACTCCTGCCGTAGCGTTAGCCAGCGGCGGTTTGGCGGTACTTGGGGTGAAAGCATGGCGAATCGCCAGCTTGATTGCAGTTTGCGCATCGTTGGCGCCGGCCTGGGCGCCCTGACGCTGTTGTAATCCTGGGGTGGGTGGGGCGCCCTGCACGTTGCCGGGCTGCCCATTCTGGGCGATGGCCGGTGCTAGGCCGGGATTCGGCTGGCCAGCAATCTGCCCTTTGCTGGGTCCAGGTTGCGGACCCATCGCCATACGTTGCATGGCGGTTTGCTGCACCTGCGGCGCGAGCAATACTTCATCCATCCACTCAATTCCGGCGTCATGCGCCATCCTCACGAGGAAAGCGATGGGGTCGAATGGGATGCCCATGCTACCGAATATCTGCGCAGCCGAGGCGACGGCCGGAAGAATTTGCTGAGCGAATGCCATAGCCTGTTGGAGTCGGGTCTTACTGTCCCTCCGTCCCATTGATTCCGGTTCAATGTTAAAAGTGAAGTCGAGGAAATCGCCCCGACGTGCCTCCGGGGTAAGTATGACTTGCACATCCTGCATTGTCGGCGGTTGCAGGAACGGTTCACCAGTCGGCCCAAGCACAGGGCCACCGGGCGCCATCTGGCGCCGGGTGAGCGGAATCTTCATCAGCGGGTCGGTGTGAAAATACCATGCGCGCTTCCGAGCCTCGCCCGCGGCCATCTGGTACACGAGGTCTTTCATGTCTTCCAGGCCTATGCTCGCATTCTGTTGCAGGACGTTCACCGCGGTCGCGCTCTTGCCTTCAATTCGCTGACCCCCAATCTGGTCGGGGTTTGCGGCCATCTGGTTGAACCAATCCTGCAATTGTGCGAGGTTGCGTTCGTTGCTGTTCTGTTGGCCCCCGAAATGATAAACCTGGACACCATCGGGATCATCAACCTTGACTGCTTCGCCATCGCCGGCATCACGAAGTTCCGTCGCATCATCAGCCGATGACGCTTTATAACCCATTATGTCTTTTTGCCGTTCCGCCTGTTCCACAATCTTTTTGGCCATGCGATTAGCCAGGACATGAAGATCATACCAAATACCCACGGTAGGGATAGGAAGCGGGTTTCCAGGTACAGGTGGTGTAAGGGAGAGTAGCGTGTATGGGCCTTCTTTGACTCCATAATAATCATCCACACGCAAATAATCATCAAACAAAACATCATCAGACCCGGGCACCGTAACGATGGCATTGGCTGATGGAACCCAGATTTCGGCAATTTCAACTTCATCTTCCAGATCGTAGTTATCTTCAACATTGATCTGTCGCATCGACAAGTCGAATGCTTGACGCTTCCGCTGTTCGTCGCTACAAATCGGGAGTCGGTTCACAAGGTCTTCATCATACAAACCCGTCTCAAGTAGAGTCCGGCGGGGTACTCGAATCTTATCACCGATAAATGCCGCGTCCCGGAACATGTGGTCTCGACAATTCGGGTCAATAACGAAGTTGTCAAAGTCTACCTTCTCAGTGTAAACGGTGCCAGGGTCAAGAGACTCTTGGCCTTTATCGTCGTCAAATACCGCAACGCTTCCGGATGTGGTGAGGCCAGTTTTGAGAACTCCGAGTGTGAATAAGGCGTCAACGATGACACTCCGGTAAGTATTTCGGATGTCAATCTGCATGTCATGGTTATCAAGGGCGAGTCCGAGAAGGTTTGCATATTCCCTCGCTTGCAGATAAGGGGTCATTACCGTATGTTTGGGGAACGACATCACCATTGTCGGGATCAACACACGGATGGCGTTGAAGATCAGATTGATCGGGGCCGTACCTACCTCGCCCTCAGTCTTATCATAATATGAACCGCAATACTCCTGGATGAAATGAACCCGCGCGGCCCGGAAGGCATCCAGGCGTTTGAAGCCGCGCTGCACGGTAAGCTGGAATTTCCGTGGACTTATTTCATCCGTGTAGGACATTACAGCGTCCCTCCATAGATGACGCTATATGTGCCGGTGGTAAGCGCCGTGAATTGGAAAGTGATCGAGTACATTGGCCCCGGCAGCGTGAAGAAGAATTGTGTCGCCACGTTCGCTGGAGCAATAAATGGGAACGGTAGGCCACAGGGTAACGCCTGAGCCGCGGATGTTCCGTCTGTGGCGCCGAGTATCTCGCAACTAATTGCAGACCCAGAAGGGGCGGTAATTGTCACGCTACCTTTCAAGTCGATGCTGGTAACAGTGATGACACTAGAAAGAGTCGGCGAAGTTGTTACGCCGGTGACGGTTTGATTGAAAGTTTGACCCACAGTGACTCCGGTAGTTATCTGAACGCCTTCGCCAGTCCACGAATTAAAATAAGTATCGGTGACGTAGACCCGATACCAATATTTTGTGTTCTCCGCCAATCCCGAATCGGCATGAGTGGTTGCTGTGCTTCCTGTTCCCACATTCGTATACGTTCCCGGCGAACCGCTCATATCGGGTGCGCGTTGGAATTGGTAAGTATATGGTCCCACACCTTGCGTTTGGGTCGTCGTACTGGCAAATGCTCCACTCCCAGTAATATCGGACATTGTGACGGGTTGCACATTGCCGATCTGGCTCGTAGAACTTAGTATGTATCCGGTATCATTGGTAAGGGATACCGTCGTCCCCGTAGCGCCACTCGTTATCTCACAAACCCCAATCTGTAGATTTGGGGTGTTACTGATCGTTATTCCGGTTCCAGTCGTAACCGTGACGACATCTCTGATAACTTGCGCGCTAACCGAATTTGGTAAATCAATACTTATTCCGGTTTGAGTGCCCGCAGAAATAGTAAGATTATTGCATTGAAAATCAAGTGTCCCTGATCCACTGTAGGTTACTGCTGGACCGTTTAAACCCGATCCGATGGAAAAAGTATATGTTCCCGAATCACCCTTTGTAGTCCCAAACCCAAAGATACTGACATTAGTGGTGATCGCACAAACTCCTCCGGGGACATTGCTAGAACTGGTTGTGGTCGTTTCACTACCAGAACAATACAAACTGGAAGAATTCCAAAGGGTTGCCAATGCAACCGCCTGCCCAAGTGTCTGTAGTGGACCACCCATCCAACCATTACTGACAGTGCCGGTTCCCGCAGAACGATCCAATGTCCATGTATTAGCCACGGTGCTAACGGACATTATTTCATAACGGCCGACAGTCAATCCAGTTCCCGCGATGATATTTATGATATTGCCCGCATCACCGGTAACAACTGTATATCCCGTAAGGGTGGCCGTCGTCCCGGAAATTACACAGGTATTACCATTGCCGGCGAGATTGGAAGCGTATGCCTCCGCCCCATAAGTTCTATCCACCCCGCCGCTGATCGTCGGATCAAAACCTCCACCGAGTATGTCGCCATACTCTCCATTTTGGTTGACCACTACAACAGTATTTGAACTAACAGCCATTATGCGTGCTGCAATTCTGCAAAGTTAAACCGCTTCGGATACCGGGCGCCGCCCTCTTGCGTTTCTAACTTTCGACGCTTTTTCCATTCAGCCAGTCGATGCCCAAAGGATCGTTGTGGGACAACCCGTTCCATGTCTCGCCACTTGGGCATTTCACTGAGGGCCAACACGGCAAGCATGTCGGCAATAACGCGATCTCCATGAGTCTTACGGGCGCTGGCGCTTTCGGCGACAAGTTCAGCCGGCCCGATTCCACCGTCATCATATCGGATGTAGGTGAGCGCTTCGTCCAGGGCTGCGGCACTTCGGTTAATGTATTTGCCGTGGGCATAAGCTCGGCGTAACAGTCCGAGGGCCGTGGCCTTGGCTTCGGTATCCGACCGCCATCCATAGCGCTTGCCAGACTTCTCAGACAATGTGCCACTTTGCCGACGAAAATAAACATAGGGATATTTATACGTTCGACAAAGTTGCCGCCCAAAGTCCATGCCCGGATCACCATTGTTTTCCCAGATGATAAGAGGGCGCCGGTTACGTCCTCCAACCCATATCGCGGCAGCGCATGTGATGCGCGCCAATTCATACGGCGGGGTGTTCGCGTCCGCAAATTCTGCAATTTTCTCTCGTGTCTCATTGCATGTCACATTGATAATGGAGTTACTCGCGCCCTGACCCTTGCTGATATCAATCGACAAGGTATACGAATAACACTGATCCGGCCGGCCCTTAATCAAATGCGTCCAGATCGACCACGGTCCTGTGGCGAAGTTCAGGGATAACTTTGCGATATTTCGTCGGGTAATGGATTCGACAACATCCTCATCGGATAATCGAGATCGGAATCGAATAGTTGCCCGTCTTCGAGGCGGCTTGGCGAATAAGCGTTTGTGCTGCTCAAGGATGTGGGCTTCAAAGAATGTATCTCCTGAACCGATGTGATCCATGTCGAGTTCAGTGGCGACTTCTTTCGGCGTGCTGGTCGCACAGTACTGATCGTACCAGGGGCTTCGGATGTGCCACGCATTATTTTCATCTTGCACGACATATCGGCCGGCTCCTTTCTCTGGATGTTCCCACCAGGGCATGACAAAGACCGGGATTGACCCGCTCATCCGCCATTTGCTGTACGCCGTGCCGGCACCCCAGGGAGTGGAGGATACAAGTCGGCACGCTGTCACATCCTTCGTGGATTGCTTGATCGCCTCCGCTTCCTTGACCTTGGCGAATTCATCAAGGTAGATCGAAGTGCGGCGATCCGATGAACCGGCAGTTGCATTCGCTGATTCCGCATCTATTCTGGTCTTCGTATCCAAGTTGACGATATGCAACTTCTTCCGAAGAAGCTTGGTCAACATCCACGAAGGTAGACGAGATAGAATATAATCTATTTTGCCGAAGAGGGTACCCGGATCCGAAAGAGTTCCGAACGGATAATTCTTCGGCAGACCATCCAGTGAGTCGCACGCATCCTCTTTGCGGGAGATCATCAGATGGCTCTCGTACTGTCGGAACAAAAGTCGATGAGTATAGACCGCTATGTGCATCCATGTTACACCCATGTCACGGGACTTGTCGGTCAATAACGAATCGCCTTCATCAATACAGCGCTCGATATCCAAGATTCCCACGTCCTGCCGCGGCCATGTCACAAAGGGCAGATGCTTCGCGTCGGATTGCTTAACCTTGCCACCTTCACCGGCCTCGAAAACCCGGAGAGTGAAAACGAAGGTGTTGATCCAAAACAAAATGGATTGACTGCACGCGGTATAAAGATCGCGCTGCACATCCTGATCCTGTTCCGCAGCTTGCAAGAGTCGAAGGCGGTATGCGAGATTACGTTCCGGCACCTTGGGTACGCGCAGGCCGGTGATGGGGCATTCCCACATATCGGGTAACACGATGGGAATGAGGACGGGTTTCTCGGCAAAAACATTAGCCATTTGCTTCAGCCCATACCGCAATAAGTGCAATCACAAAGCCCGTCACTATTACGCCCGTAATGAAACCGAGTATAAACATGATGTCTTCCTATATTGTTTGGTTGACCGAGGTATCGCCCTAACCGCCGCGGCCAGTTTAACTTCCCCCGTAGCCCGGCGCCGGAGGAAGTCTTCGGTCTTTCCGGCTTGAATCACATCAAGCGGAAGTTGATTTTTCCAATCACTCAGACTCATTGAATAACTCCCGTGTTCGAGTGATGGCGCGATCCTTGAGAACTTCAATAAGCCCTATCTGGTGAGTCAAAGAGCCGGTACGAAAATACTTGGTAACGGGTTCACCCACTGTGGCCTTGGGTATAAAACCGACAACCAATGTATTGCACCGATTTCTTAACTCGTACAATAACCCTTCAGTCGATGCCAGGGTCAAATCTTCGCTGGATTCCGTATCTTCATCACTCATGATTCGCCTCTTTAACTGCCGAGGCATGACGCTGGCCGCAGGACTGGCAGACTATAACCTCGCGGAAATCATGCACACACCAGCATTCGGCATGACAACGTTCACAATCCCAGGACTCAATTACCAGAGGACCGTTCACTCCCGTCGCGTCGATTATCGCATCCAGCACCGGCCCCAGGGCCAGGGTCTTCTTTGGTGACTCCAACGACGGCAGGCTCCGGTCGTGACTTGCGCGGCGGCGGGCCTTGCGCCACGCGCGCAGCAGCATTAGTAATAGCGACGAAAGACTCACGAACCCGATCAGTAGCCGTAATTGCATCGGCCTTCTCCTCGCCGGACGCAGGAGCCGGCTTACCTTCAATCCGGTCGTAAAGAAAGGTCTGTGCCCAGGGGGCCGGCGCATGGGGAATCTTGATCGCATTCCCGTGGTCATCCAATGACTTCTCAATGTAGCCGAGCGCCTGATCCCAAATGAGTTGCGCCAGCACGTCGGCACGAGTCAAGGCGTTGCCCTCATCATCACAACTTATGGCCTGCACGGCGAGTTCTCGCAGCGCCGCGGTGAGCCGGGCGCGACCTGGGGCACGGGGTTGGGATACGCTGGTGGCGGGCATTAGAATTTGATTCCAAGTTTGCGCGCGGTGATATGCACGCTAAGCAAACCGATGGTGAAACCGGCGCCAATGGGAATGGCGAAAATAAACGCAGTAAAAAGATCAGGCATGATGCCTCCTGTATTAGTAAAACGCACGACTGGGCGCACACTGCCACGACTTCTGACCCTGGTAATCCTGGGCAACAATCCGGCCGGTGCCCTGCAATCCGTAACTGAATGTGCTGGGACCGCTGGTGAGTAGAGATGGCGTAATACCGACTGGAAGGGACTTGCCCTCCTTGCCGGATACATCCAGTGACTCCACGCCATTGATGCCGCCGAGCGTGCCAATAGTCGTGGCCTGGGTTGCAGATGTGGCGCCGGCGGCGACATTCAATACATAGAGCAAATTGCTCGTATCGTCATTGGTGGCGAGCGTCAACTCATCGATGATGAGGCGCTCGTAGGACTGCAACGTGCGAAGTAACCCATTGGCATCATAGATGCCCACGGCCACGCTGGTGACATTGGCCACGGCGCCTTGATAGGAAAGGTTAACTGTCTCGCCTTGTGTTGGAACGCTGTGCATGAGTCTACCTTCATTCGCTAAATTAAAGAGGGGCCGATACAGCCATACATGGTATCGACCCCTAGGTTGGCATCATGGGTAGGTCTCCGTTGATGCCCCCAGGTGAGACTACCACACTGGGTTGAAGTGCCTGACCGGGAGTTATCCGGCGTCTATGGCACCTATATAGTGTACCACACAAATGCCCCAATAGCAACTTTACAGTTTGTAAAGGTCAATATTTTTATTTGGTGGCGGGTGACTATCGACCTCCTCCCAGGTGGCGGGTGGCAGGGTGAAAGGTCACACCCGGCATATATCCTATAGCCGTCACCAGCGTTACAATCGTATCCTCCTAGGTAGCGGGCCGGACGACGGGCCGATCGGCGGGCAATTGCGTGTCGGCGGATAGGGATGGGCCGCCTTTACAAGCAGTCAAGATGTTGCGTGTCGGCGAATAGGGCCTCGGCCGCCTTTACAGGGATTGGCTGGGTTGTAAAGGCGTGTTAGGGTAAAGTACGTGGTTTTTACGCAACCTTTACAAGCTGTCAATGATGCCCAAAAACAACATCACTAATTTATTCTTGCTCCACCCTCATTATCGGCGTAATATCCTTGTAAAGCTCGTCCTCTCTCTTTCTCTTTCAATGTAGTAGGAGAAAAATAGATAGTAATAATAATCATCTATTTTTATAGAACAGGGAGAGACTTGAACTCGCCCCGCAACGCCTTTACAAGGTTATTAGCGTGATAATGGGGATGTATATTTCCACCATCATTCGTAATAGGGATGTATATTTCCGCTTACGAATGATGGCAGAATAATTAATTTGCACGAATGGAAAATAGATGGTATATTGGATGTATGACAATAATCAAACGGCTGTACGAACTATTCCCGCTACATCGGCGACGTCGCCCCGCCGTGCGGGTCCATCGTGTGACATTGGGCAAGCGGACTTTGCTCGTGGTGGATATGGGCGACGATGGATACCATAGCTATATCGCGTAACGCCCCTTAGGGGCAAAGGAAAAATCATGTCTCAGACCACGAAAGCACACGTCACGATCGATCTGGATGATGTCCGCCACGCTGACGGGCAGACGATCGAGTCCGCGATCCTCGCATGGGCCGAACGAAGTGACACCACGGCCAGCGGCACGGTCGGGCCGGCGTTTTCGACTTCCGGCCCCGGCCCCGGCCCCGGCCCCGGATGGAGCCAGACACACGACGCATCTGATTTCGCCGAGCGAGCCGTGTCTGATGAGTACGGGGCACTGGCCTACATCGACGAATCTGATGGACGACTAGCCGCTCGACCGGGCTGGACGGAAGAGGGAACCTCGGGCGAGCACGAACTGGAATGGTCGGACGATTCGGTCGTACGCATCGAGTGCCCGAGCATCGAAGATGCGATCGAGCATCCGGCGATCGTCGCGGAAATGGTGCGGTCCGTGATCGACTACCACGGCGTATGCAGCGACCGGAAGGAATGGCACGATCTGATTCAGCAGATTCAGAGTGCATCCGAGGAGCTGAGCCGCAAACCAGCAGAGGAATGCAAGGGCTCGCCAGAGAATGATTGCCGCTGAAACATGGGACAAATAATGAGAAAAAGACGACCAAATAAGACTGGTGACAGCCGAAGTGATATTCGTAGATCGATTGCCCATACGCACCGAAACAACAACCTCAGCCATGGCATGGATTGGTACTGCACCTGCTGGGCCTGCATGGCGCAAAAGAGAGAGAACGAAAGGATGGATAAGAAAAGATGCCAACAAACACATTGACAACATCAGAGGTCAGCGAACACGCGCATAAGTATGCTCACGAAACCGCCGGCGCGATCTGGTCGGTAGCTACGGCCTACGCAAGGCACTATTGCTCTATCACGGAAACAGAAATGAATACCGATTTCTGGCCGTCGCACAGAGATGAATTCTTCCGGTGGGTTAAACGCCAGCCGATTAAGGATTGGCGAGAATGAACACTATATCACAAATCGCGGAGAGACGCGGCTGTACTGTCGGTCGCGTGTCACAAATTATCAAACAATTGGGCATCAAACCAATGGAGCAAATCGGCAACAATAAATTGTTCACCGACACGCAAGCGGCGGAGATCGTCGCCCATCGTGGCAATGCCGGACGGCCAGCAACTATCACTCCCGATATGACCGACGATGAATGCGCGGGCGTCGCCTATGATTTGATCCTTGGCGCGAGCATCGAGGAGCTAAGCCGCGGACCAGCAGAGGACTGCCGCTAATCGCGTAAAGCCCGGGTCGCGTCCGGGCAAGCGGCTTATGAATATCGACGGTATAAATTATCACACGGTTACAGAGTTGGCTGAGGCACGGAGATGCTCGATCACCCGAATTCGGCAGATACTAGCCGAGGCAAAGATCGAGCCACGATTAAAGCTCGCCAGTCTGTACACCGACACGCAAGCGGCGATTGTCCGGGACCACCATAGCGATGGACCGGCTGGTAGACCGGCCATGCTCACCGCATACGATATACTGCGGGAAATCGCCCATTCACGGCAATTGGCTCGGCCATCCGGTATGTTCGGCGGCGATGTACACCGCGTATATCAATGGTGCGAGCATGCCCGTACCTTTTGCCCGATCAAGACTCGTGGCTACATTAAGCAGATGGTAAACCCTTTCCTCGAAACCCCGATGGAACGTCTGCCCGCATGGCGGAGGGCCGATCATGATGCAATTCTGGAATGGGCGATTGCCGACTTGCCCGCTATATGATATAGTAATAATATGATCCGCATGGCGTGGATCATACAACCGAGGAGAATGGGATATGGCACAATGGCAAATTAAGTACGATTATGGAGTGTGGCTCAACGCCACCCCCGCAATCGCGGCGGCGATGGCTCTAGCTGGATATCCGGTTAGACTTCATGGTGGCGATGGTGTACCCTTTTGGGCGGACATGGAGGAAGAAGACGATGCGACGCTATGAAATACTAATCCCGTTGTTCCACAACGATGGCTCGCCGCAATCCATCGACGTGATTGATAACATCATCACCGACGTACAACGATGGTTCGGCGGAATCACCGTGGACCGCGAAGTAGTGGGCGAATGGGCGAATGCCGACGGAGAAGTGGTCGAGGATAAGCTAATCCGACTTACTGCCGACGCGGGTAACGAAGCCCACCGCGATAGTGAAGGGTGGCTCCGTCTGATGAAATACGATTGGAAAGCCGATCTACGGCAAGATGATATCTGGATTACTTCCTACGATGTCACGGTCATTTAACCCCCAACTATGAGGAGATAGAAATGGCAAAGCTATATAAACTAACCGATGTTGACGGGTACACTCGCAATAACACAAGGTGGGGCAAAAACGTCACCCATACAACTGACGGTTCGGGTGAATTGTGCGGCCCGGGATGGCTTCATGCCTATACTGATCCGCTTCTGGCGGTATTGTTGAACCCCATCCATTGCAACTATTCTTCATTCCGGTTGTGGGAAGCGGAGGGGGAAATCGGCAAGAACGATATGGGATTAAAAGTCGGTACCAGATCATTGACTACGATTCGTGAAATCCCCATTCCGAAAATCACCATAAAGCAAAAGATTCGGTTCGCTATTTTCTGTGCAATGGCGGTTTATAACGATACGACGTGGACAGATTGGGCAAAGCAATGGTTATCCGGTAAAGGTCGTTCGGCGGATGCCGCCGCCGGGGCGGCGGAGGCGGCGGAGGCGGAGGCGGAGACGGCGGCGGCGGAGGTGGCGAGGGCGGGGTATGCGGCGGCGGCGTATGCGGAGGCGGCGGCGGAGGCGGCGAGGGCGGGGTATGCGGCGGCGGCGGAGGGGGTGACGAGTAAGACCCTAGACTTTATTGCAATTGCTCATAAAGCAGTTGACGACGGATGATTGTTGGTGTATGCTATAACCAACAATGCCCCTTAGGGGCGGAAATATAGGTGTACAATGCGTCAAGGTCTTGTAACTCCCTGCACTGGCTCCTTGGAAAACCGCGTGGACAACGCCATTGATTCGGCGTATCACAGTAAAGGCGATGTGAATCCCGATCATCCCGAAACGGTGGGAGCGTTTGACATCTTCCCAAATACGGGCGATGATGCTAAACGTATCATCGTGGTATTGGATCGCCGACTGGAACGCAATGGCGGAGGCGGTGTTGCCGCACGGCATGAATTCAAGACGAAGGGCGATGCCCGCTCCTACATTCTGGGCGAAATGCGGGCACCCCCCGCCCCTGTCCTCGCCTGATCCTATCCTCCTCCCTCTCCCTGCCGGCCAGAAATGAGCCGGCAGGGATTTATGCGACACAAACGACGTGGCTATTCGACCGGCGGTGGATTGGAGATATGGGAAAACGATTGGCCCTATCCGATTCCCGATCCGCTTGAGATAATTTGACCCCCAACTATGAGGAGATAGAAATGGCAAAGCTATATAAACTAACCGATGTTGACGGGTACACTCGCAATAACACAA